CATTGTCTTCCATGTATTTATATCATACCTCTAAAGTAATCCAAGTGTCAACGGCATCACGTCTCTATTGAGACGGCAATCTCGCACTCTTCTTTGATGGCGTCCTGGGCTCCCAACTGTGCCATCCAGTCGTCAGAACGGGAACCCATCATCAGCGTGCCTTGGTCGCGCATAGATAGCGCCACGTTAAGATTGGCGACAGCCTGCCGGTAATAGGATTCTTTTAGTTCTGCGCCGATAAAGCGGCGTTTTTCTTCGATAGCGACGTAACCTTCGGACCCTATACCAGTAAACGGGCTCAGGACGATATCTCCGGGTGCCGACCATAACTCGATGGCGCGGCGGATCACGGTCAATTGAAGCGGACAGATATGGCGGGAATCGTCGTCTTCGCGGGCCGAACCCTTTTGTAGTGTGTCGGATGGGTTGATATCGAACCAGACCGGCGATGCATATCGCTGCCATACGTAATGCGAATACTTGTTTACACGTGAATCAATCTCAGGCGTTTGCGCCGCGTGCTTCGGGGTGCGGTTGCCTTTACGCTCGGCGGGCTCATCTTCCGGCGCTCCAATCCAGCGATTAAATCCTGAACCATGCGATATCGGCTCCGGGTTGACTCCCGGCTTCCGCATGACCACAAGATAATCGGGGCTCCCGACACGGCAGATAGCGGAGTCTTTCACCAGTTGCTTATGCATCAGGCCGAGTGCTTTTGTGCGCGTGGCCTCAATCAGCGGGTCTTTCCAAATCACGACTTCCGAATGGTAGATAAACCCATTCCGCTGATACAGTCGGATTAAATCTCCGCGAAAGTCTTTCAGGCCGATATATCCGTCGCGCTCTTTCATAGCTGGAATCTGCATACAATGAAAAGCCACGATGCGCCCTGGCATCAGGACACGGTACATTTCCGCCACCATGAATTCCATACCTGCCAGAAACTCGGCATCCGTACGGACGTTAGACATATCAGCCGTGGCATCTGTGTACGAATATAGTGAACCGAAAGGAGGACTCGACACCGAAAAATGCACTGAGTTTTCCGGAAGGTCTTTCATTACAGTCACGCAATCAGCGTGATAAATCGCATAGTCGTCTGTTATTTGCTGGTTGATAACCATTTCGGAATCTCCATTTCCATGCCGTGATCGTACTTTGCATTCTTGTGCCGTGCCGCCAGTTGTTCTTCCTTCATGGCAGCGTTCATTTCCATCTGCAACTCTTCATACTGTGCTTCTTTGCGGCGTATCGAAGCGAGCACAGCGCCTTCGGTTTCCGCGATGACGATGTGGGCAAAGACGGGTTCAGTCTGCCCAAATCTCCAGCATCGCCGCACGCCTTGGAAGAACTGCTCAAAACTGTACCCGATGCCCATGAACGCCATATTGCGACAATGCTGAAGATTAAGCCCGAATCCAAAGATCGACGTCTTGCTCAACAGCCAGTCATCCGGCGAGTCGAGGAAATGCAGAATGGATGTCTCTTTGCGCTCTTGTGAATCAGAGCCTTTTACCTCTACCACTTTAGGTAGCACGGCCCGGATGGCATCGGCTTCGTAGTTCGTGCCACACCATATAATCCACGGAACGTCTGGTTTCTGTCGGACTAACTCAGCCACTTTAACGGCACGCGCCGCACACGTGAGACGAAGCTCTTTGTGTAGCCCGGTAGCGCTCATGTCCGGGCAACGGAACAGCATTCCATCCGTGTTTACTGAGTGATCGACCGGGACGATGTGCTCCTGGATATCCAGTTTCGGTAAAACATACAGAAGATCATCATAGCCAAGATCAGACGGCTTATTCAGGCAAACGGCCCATGATGCGACGAACTTCCAGAATGGTTTCTTTCCGTGTCCTTTCAGTGACCACTTGGAAGTCTCACCGCCATCGTGCTCAAAAAACATGGCCAGCATGGCGGCACGTCTCATTACGTCCAGCAGTTCCGCATGGGTTCCCAGTTCGGCATGGTCATTGGGGCTCGGCGTGGCCGTGGAGCACAGTTTAAACGGGACTTTGGCGAGGCGTTCAATCAGGCCAGATGTCGTCTTCGAAGTCCAATCTTTGATACAGCTAGATTCATCGAGAGCCACCCCCGCAAACGATTCCACGTCGAACAAATCCGTACGCTCATAGTTAGTGATGTTTATACCTGGCCTAACGTCATCCTGTGATTTACACAGCGTTACGCCCTCCCCGAACTTGGCAGCTTCGCGGACGAATTGCTGAGACACCGCCAGTGGGGCCAGAATAAGTGTGTTGCCGCCTGTATGCTGGCATACCAAACGGCACCATTCCATCTGAATTGGTCCTTTGCCGAGTCCGGTATGCGCGAAGACAGCAGCTTTGCCGCGTTTACATGCCCACCGCACGATATCCCGCTGGAATGGAAAAAGCATCGGGTTAATATCGCAATCTTCCACATCGAATCCACATGCGGCTGAGAATATGCGCTTGGAATCCAAAAACTCCTGGTAATCAATCACGCTGCCGTCTCCTCCGCCGCTGGCGATCCGCCGTCGTACTGTCCAAAGCGCATCAGCCACGGCTGGAACCTGAGCTTCACGTTCGCCACGGAACCGCTGCGGTTCTTTTCGATCAGAAACTCTGCCTGTTCCCGTAAATCCGCGCGTTCTTTTTTGCGCAGATATTCCCGATACAAGCAGGCCCCTACGAATGCAATCTCTTCCCATATACCAGCGCCGCGCGCCTGAGACAACTTTGGCCGGTTGTCCCCGCGATCTTTCTCAGACTCGCGGTTCAATTGAGAAAGCAGTAACATGGGCACTCCGGTTTCTTTGGTAAGTATCTTGATTTCTTCGCCAACCAGCGTGAACTTGTCGTTCTCAGTGTTGAAACGTATGCCCTTTGGCGGCTTTATCAACTGGGCATAGTCGGCTACTATGAGCCCGACCGGTCCGTCGCGCAGAATCTTGTTTAACTTAACGCGCATGTCGGATACCCGCAATCCGGAAGTGTCGTCGATGTATAACGGCAAGTCCATGATGGTGCTGGTAGCAGCCCGCACCCGCGCCCGTTGATCGTCGTCCATCTCTCCGCGTCGGAACCGTGAGTAAGCCACATATGCCTCTTCGCAGATCAGCCGGTGCAGCAGCATAGTCTTTGACAGTTCCATAGAAAATATAACCACTCGCTTGTCGTTGCGGGCGACGTTCTTGGCGATGTTACAGCCGATTGCAGTTTTGCCGGATGCGGGTCTTGCTGCCACAATGAATATTTCCCCGGCGTGGAATCCATCTGTATAGCCGTCAATGTCCGCGAATCCCGTGGGTGTCCCAGGGTTCGCCCGCGACGGGTCCAGAAACAAATTAATGCCGCCAGGGTACGATTCGACAAATTCCCGCGCGGTTTCTGCCTGGCTGGTGCCGTAGCCACTGCCGGTTTCCGTTAAGTATGTCTGACCGTTGAGCGCCACATCGTCGGCGGTACATTCGCCAGATAGAACCTGCGTCATGATCTTCTGGGCGGCGGCGGCAAGTTTGCGTAAGCGCCACTTCTCGACAACGATTCTTACGTATGCATCGAGACTGCTGACTTCCGGGAGACCGCTGTCCATGTCAACCAGGTAACTCAGGCTCAGGTCACCAGCCAGTTCCCCGTAGCGCATCAGTTCGTTTGCCACGGTCACGCGGTCAATCTTCTCTGAACGCGCGGCCAATTCGCCCATGCGAATCCATATGCGCCTGTGATTCTCCAGCGCAAATACTTCGGTCGTAATAGCCCCGGTGACTTCCGAGAACTTGGAATCATCGAGTAATATACTCCCGAGAATCATGCGCTCAGTGGCCACCGACTCCGGAAGTCCCTTCTTCAGGGGAGTGTTGTTATTCTCCTTTGGCATATATCAACGGTGCATCAGTATAAGCAGCCATACAGGGGTGTAGCGGAAAGCCTTCTTTAGTCAGCCCAATACAGTAAAGTGTAATATCCGGTATAACCTGTTTAATCACGGTTTGTGCTCGGCCTAAAAAGCTCCCATGCGTACCCCATGCAACGACAACCAAATCAGATTCACTTGCGGCTGAAATGATATCTTGGTCGTTGCCATATCCGACTGCTCTGGAGTAATCCAACTTGGCCAGCGCCTTCATTTCTCTTGGTTCGGTCGCCCGAAATGCGAATAGGTTAGTTACCACGAGAGAGCCGTATCCCCATCTTTTCGTAAACCCGATGCACTTGCGGATAGTTGGGTCATCGAAAACATCATCAGCGGTTGATGGGTTTAGCATTATCCAGTTGACCTGTCCGCTACCCATCCATGAACGGCGGAGTATGTAACGGTGATTCATTCCGCCCTCCCCTTCCCGCCCGTTAAATAGTCGCTGGCATCTAAGTCCCGTTCGTGGATTCCGTCCGCTGCCGGGCCGCGCTTAGCTGTATAGAAGCGCCGCAATTCAATGGGTGCCGGGCAGCGCGGGAAACCATTGACTACCTGCTGAGAGAGCCATACGGCCTCTTCTATGGTCCCCGTGATGTCCATGAAAGCATCCCGAAGCGCTTCGATCCCTTCCTGGGTTCTGGGGAACGAGTAGCCAAAGCATTCCCAGCGGCGTACTAACTTGAGAGCTTCAGCTTTGCTTATATTAACCTTGGTTGTCTGTATCGGCATAGAATTCATCGCTCAAAGTGTCATTGGCGGCTCGG